GAAAAACTTTAAAAAAGAAAAAAGAAAGTATTAAGAAAATTAAAAATATTAAAATTAAAAAACGTAGTCATATTTATAAACCCCCTGACTACGCAACTAAAACTAAACTATTAAAACTAATTATTAGTAATGTAGCACGCTGGTGCTCTAACTTGGGGATTGGAATAAGGTGTGTAAGTGGAAGCATAATCTGAATTTGCGGAAACTAATTGTAAATGCGGACCTGATGCACTAGGAAAATTATTTATAAAAACTGTTGGGGTACAAACTTGAAAACCAAATCTACTTTCATCTGAACAAGCAACAAAAATTGTTCCTACTGCTGGTTCTGTTGCTTTAGCAGGAATAATACTAATTACTAAAGTTCCTAAATCTATATTACTAGTATATTCTTGGTTGTCTCTATTATAATGATTCTTAAGATCTCCTACAAACCTAAAAGGAGACATATTAGGTATAACTCCTTCAAGCTCTAACACACCGGTATCTAAAGAATTTAACAATGGTTTGGTACTAGTTTCTATCGCTACTGTTGGGTAAGTTGAAGGACCATTGTACTTAGTAGAAGCATACACTTGATCGTTAGCTGTGGTGGTATCAGCATCTATTGTGGCTAATATGACATCTGACGGCACAGTTTTCATAAAACCTGAATTGTTTGCTAATAAACGCATTTGAGGTGGAATAAACATCACGCTAGCATCTGCTGCTCCGTTCAATCTAATCTTAAACTTTAAGCCACCTGTAAAACCCAAATACAACTGATTTATGATTTCTAAAGGGTTATAATAAACAGCGTCATGTGACGTCACGCCCAACAAATCAGATACCGACAAAAAAGTAGGAGTGGCTCCTTCTATAGTTAGAGGAAAATGTATGCTAGGATAAAATCTACGAATATAATCTCTAATACTAGAATTATGGTGAAAATTGTCATTAAACACTTTTGGTGCAGTAGTTTTACCATTCCTAGCCATCAAGCTACCATCTGAAGCTGATGTATTTAATAAAGATTGACCCTCAAAATTTGGTTTTGCTAATGATCTCATATTATAATTATTTATACTATAACCAAACAACTGAAAATCTTCTCCTGCTGAAATATAGACATTAAATTCAACTTCATTAGCAACAGTACCATTAGTTACTAAAGGCTGATCTAAATAAACATAATACATACCATGCTGCACAGCATTAAGCGGATAATCAGTTGTAATTTCTAATTGATCAAAAATAGACATATAAGGCATAACCACAGTCTGAACCTGACCACCTCCTGAAAATTCTATATTCTCTACTAACAAATTAGCTACATCATCTAATAACGGCACTTTTGTTAAAGAATCAGATACCGGTGAATAATCCCTAGCTACTACTAACTTACAAAAATGAAAATTGGTCATGTTACTTTGTATATGTATATTTAACGATCCTTTCCAATATTTAGACAACAAAGATAAAATTCCTAAAGGTGTCGAATAATGTACTGAATTGGCATTCACAACTGCCTCTTGTAAAGGAGTTATAGGTCTTGACCAAACTACCTTACCAGTATTAGTTGAAGTACTAACTTTAAAAGTTCCTAAATATTGTGGTTTACTTAAAATATAAGATAACATCATTTCATCGTTTTTAGTCTCAAACAATGGCTCAGCGCACACTCTAGTAAACTCGGAAAATGGATCTAATTTTTCTAAATTGGTATCATAATCTACTAAATTATAATTATTTCTGTCAGCAATAATCATTTTGTTAACAGGTACTGGATGGTTTTTGTTATGTAAACCGGTATAATCTCTTAAAACTACTCTAGCTGAATCGATGAAATCTTCTGTCATCTGTTTAGTTCTAGTTGTTAAACCATCTATTAATCCACTAACTATCTTCGATTGAGCTACAAAAGTTACTGCAGAATGAGGAACAAAAAATTGTGCATCATCAAACATAACATAAATTGCTACAGTTAAAGTACTATTTCCGTTTGAAGGCGGCGCTAATGGGTTTAATACTATAGCCCTTAAACTTGCAAAATCTCCATTATACGCATCGTTTGTTAAAGCTGTTAAATTCAAATCTGTAGCTAAATACTTAGTGTTGGCATAAAAAGGAACTTCTAAAGAAACTGAAGATGATCCGTTAGCATACAAAAAAGTGTGCGGTGCTGCCATATAGGAACTAATTCTGCTAGCTACATCACCACCTCCAGTTGAAAAAGCAGTACCTTTTGGTACAGAAGTAACTAACAATGTACCCTGGTGCATAGGGGTACCTGAAACTTGTAAAATTATTTTAATATTTGCCCTGTATAAAGCCGCAGCGTCAAATGGAACTCGCAAAGATGCGCCGCATGGTAAATTTTTAAGAATAGCGGATGGTAAAGACAAATCCAAAGGACTTGAATATCTATTATCAGCTGTTGACCAATTAAACTTGCCCACTAAAAACGGTTTATTCAAAATGCGCGAAAAATCCATACCCATTTGTTCAGGTATACTTGTATTTTTTGGTTTAGCATCGTAAATTACTCCTGAATCTACTAATGTTCTAGTTCTAACTGATGAGAAAAAATTTGCACTAACAGCACTAACTTCATCTACAGAAGGAGCAGATAATACATTCGTCGGAGTTATATTGTTATTTAGTAAAGAAGATGGATTAGAAGAAGAATTTGAAGGTAAAATATCATCATTAGTTTCCATATTATTATTATTATTATTATTATTATTATTATTATTTATATTTGCAATCTGTTTATAAGATGCTACTATATAGATTAATTAAGTAGCTAAATTTACTATTCTATTAATAATGTGTGTGTGACCGACCCTTCCCTTAAGAAAGTTTAGATAGGGAATTTGAAGGCAATTTCTCACACACAATCTACATATATTTAGACGTGGAATAGCTAGACTCTTTCCACTCGTCCGGTTCGTTAAGATATAACGATTGGATATAAGATTCAGTTAACCGAACAAACTGAACATTTCTTTGAGCACACTCCTCTTCTAACTTATCTACTGATTCTTTCCATATATCATAATGTAAATACATTTCTCTTTGAAAACTGTGCATTTTATCTCGTAATACATCGTCCATAACTTTTGTAGAATCATACCAAGATAACGAAGAATATATAGTGTCTAAATCTAACGGGCACACTATTTTATTTAAACGAGGGTGGAACCTAAAAGATCTTTTCAAAAACGTAATGTCTTTAAATGACTCATAAGCTTCTGTTATCACTCCTTTAACTGACGTTGTACACGATAAACCAATACTATTAAAAAATTCTAGCATAGTAAGTGCGTTCAAATTGTCATCACTAACTAAACAGGCATTTAATGTGTCATCTCCATAAACTAAATCAACTATGTCAGAAAAGAAACCTGAAACAGTTTTCTTTTTAGAGAATCGGAAATACCACATACCTTTATAAAATTTATTCACTAAACTATTATATATAGCAGTCAAAAAACTCCCACTAGGCATAGAATGATTAGTCATATAAACGTCATCATTAACACCCACGAAAGTATAAACAAGACAATTTAATAAAAATTCAGCTACTATACGATTTGAACCAACATACTTTCCCATCACTA